TTCGCAGACACGCCGCCGGGGGACCAAACCCGATTCCCATAATGTGAGAGAGGGCACCATGCGCTTCTGCCTGTCGCCGCGCTGCCCCGACGTCGTCGAAGGGCGCGATTCCTACTGCGCCCAGCACAAGCCCTTCGTCGAGCCGTGGGCCGGAAGCAAGTCCGAGGCGCGGGGATGGGAGTGGACACGCAAGCGCCGGCAAGCACTTCGCCGCGACGGCCACCGCTGTACCGCCGTGCAGGACGGACACCGCTGCACCGAGACCGCCACCGAGGTCGACGCGATCGTCCCTTCCGCTGAGGGCGGCAGCCACCTCGACCTGACCAACCTCCGCTCGCTGTGCAGCGGGCATCACAAGGCCAAGACCGAACAGGACCGCCTCGCCGGGATCGCCCGGCGCAAGGCACGACGCCAAGGGAGCAAGCGTTGACCGAGAACAAGCCCGCCGCCAAGAAGGTCGCCGCCAAGCGACCGGCACGGCCGCGCCGCAACGGACCTGCACCTCTGCCGGTCGAGCAGCACCGCGCTCGAGGCAACCCGAGCAAGAAGAAGCTGCCCGACGCGCCCGCCGAGGCCGCGATCCCCCAGGTGACCGAGACGCCGGAACCGCCCCGGCCGCTGGGCACCGAAGGCCGCGCCCTGTGGGATCGGGCGTGGAAGGCCGGGCGCCGCTGGCTGTCTGCCGACGGCGACGCCGACATTCTCCTCCTTCTCTGCGAGGCGATGGACGAGCGCGCTGCGCTGCGAAAGGTCGTGCTCGACGAAGGGGACTGGCGTCAGCGGTCGGCTCTGCGGGCGCTCGAGAAGCAGGTCATCGACAAGCTGCAACTCCTCGGGTTCACCCCCAGCGACCGCGGGCGCCTAGGCGTAGCCGAGGTGCAGCAGAAGTCCGAGCTGGATCAGTACCGCGAGCGCACGCGGGGTAGTGCGTGAGTCCACGCCACGCCAAGGTCGACCCCCTTGCGCCTAAGCCGGAGTGGGCTCCGGCATTCTGGACCCCGCGGAAGTCTGCCCTGACCGACGGCGACGATGTCGCGCTGTTCGCGTCGACCTTCATGGTGGCGACCAAGGGATTCCGCGCCGGCAAGCCGCTCAACTTCGCCGACTGGCAGAAGTGGGCCTTGGAGTGGGCGCTCGAGCGCAACCCGGCCACCGGCCTGCTCCGCTACCGGCAAGCGATCCTGGGCCTGCCGCGCAAGACGGCCAAGTCGCTCAAGGGTTCGTCGATCGCGCTCAAGTATCTCGTCGGCACCCCCGAGCTCGGCCGCGAAATCTACTCGATCGCTGGTGACCGCCAGCAGGCCAAGCTCGTGTTCGGTGAGGCGCGCTGGCAGGTGCTCAATCACCCGCTGCTCAAGGACGAGTGCAAGGTCTACCGCGACGCCATCGAGCACGTCGAGACCGGATCGATCTATCGCGTCCTGTCGCACGACGGCAAGCTCGCCCAGGGCCTCAACCCGTTCTTGACCATCGCCGACGAGCCGCATATCTATCCCTCCTCGCAGACCGCTCCGGGCACCTCGGAGTTGTGGGAGGCCATGCTGCAAGGTTCGGGTGCTCGACCTGAGTCGCTGCTCCTGGGCATCACCACCGCGGGCGACTACCGCGACGACGCGCTGCTCACCCGCCTGTTCGACTACGGGCGCGACGTGGCCTCCGGTGAGGTCGACGATGACTCCTTCGGGATCGCCTGGTGGCAGGCCCCCGACGGATGCGACCACCGCGACGAGGCGATGTGGCATATCGCCAACCCGAACCTGCGCCTTGGTCTGGCCGACATCGAGGAGATGCGCTCGACGGTCAAGTCGACCCCCGAGAACGTCTTTAGGCGCTACCGCCTCAATCAGATGGTGCGCCTAGGCGGCATCGCATGGATGGACATGGCGGCGTGGAAGGCGGCCGCACGTCCTGACCGCGCACCCAAGAAGGGCGAGCGGATCGTCATGGCTTTCGACGGTTCGGTGTCATCGGACGCGACAGCTCTCATGGGCATGACCCTCGACGGGCACCTGTTCGTGCTCGGCGTATGGGAGACCGACGGCACCGAGGAGTGGCAAGTGCCTCGCGGTGAGGTCATGGCCGCTGTCGAGGACGCCTTCGACCTCTACGACGTGCGGGCGTTCAACTGTGACACCGCGTATTGGCTGGCCGAGTTCCAAGTCTGGCAAGACACCTACGGCCGGCGTCGCGTCCTCGACTTCACCATGAGCAACGCGCGCATGGTGCCGGCGGTGCAGGAGTTCTACGCGGGTGTCGGTGAAGGCGCGATCTCTCACCCCGACGACCCTCGCTTGAACCGCCATATCTCCAACGCGGTCAGTCATGAGACCCCCCGCGGAATCACGATCAAGAAGCAAAGCAAGGACTCCATGCACAAGATCGACCTCGCCGTTGCGGCGTGCATGGCGAACGACGCACGACTTCGCCAAGTGCCCCGTAGGGGCTTCACCGGAGGGTTCTAAATGACCACGAACGACGAAGCGATCCGCATTGTCCGCGAGATGAGCGATGCGCTCGACCTACGCAACGCCGAATCAGAGGTGTTGGACCGCTACTACTACGGCCTTCACCCGATGCCCTGGGTGCATCAGAAGGCATCCGATCAGTACCGCCGCCTGCTCAAGCAAGCCGTGAGCAACTTCCCGCTGCTCATCGTCGACTCCGTCGCCGACCGTCTCACCGTTGAGGGGTTCCGGCTCGATGCACCCGACGCTGACGCAAAGGTGTGGACCGAACTGTGGCAGCGCAACAATCTCGACGTCTATGCGCCTATCGTGCACACCCAGGCGCTCAGCACGAGCGTGTCCTACGGGTCGGTGTGGCCCTCGGCCGACGGCACCCGCGCGATCATCCGGGCCGAGTCGTCCTACGAGTGCTATCACGACTCCGAGCCCGGCGATCCGCTGGTCGTGCGTCGCGCCCTCAAGAAGTGGGCCGACAAGATCGGCAAGACGTGGTACGCGCGGCTGCACTTGAACACCGGGGAGGTGTTCTTCCTCGAGGCGCCCTACGCCGACGGGCAGGTCTCGCCCGACAAGTGGACCGTGGTCAAGGTCGAGGAAAACCCCTTTGGCGAGGAGGTCGGGATCAAGCCCTTCCTCAACCGCCCGCAGATGGACGGTACCGGCCGCAGCGAGCTCTCCGATGTCCTGCCGGTGTTCGACCGGATCAACACCCTTACATCGAACCTGCTCATGGCCTCGGAGCTGTCGGCGTTCAAGATCAGGTGGGCCACCGGGATCGACGTCCCGAGGGGGGCTGACGGAGAGCCGATCGAGCCGTTCAACATCGCTATGGATCGCCTGTGGACATCGGAGAACCCCGATGCTCGCTTCGGCTCCTTCGACGCCACACCGCTCGAGCCTTACGCCCAGGCCATTGACCAAGCCATTCAGCAAGCCGCGGCGATCACCCGCACACCGCCGTTCCTGCTCCTGGGCAAGCTGACGAACCTGTCGGCCGAGGCCCTCAAGGCGACTGAGTCGGGCCTGGTCAAGAAGGTGCAGAACCGCGCCCTGTCGTTCGGAGAGACCTGGGAGTCGCTCATGCGGCTGGGCTTGCAGGCCACGGGTGACCCGCGGGCCGACGACCTCGTCGACATGGAAACGATCTGGCGCGACGTCGAGAACGTCTCCGAGGCAGCTCGGGTCGACGCGCTCGCCAAGCTCTACAACATCGGCCTGCCGCGCAAGGCGGTGTGGGAGCGGTACGGGGCCACTCCGCAGGAGATGAGCCGCTGGGAGCAGATGCACGCCTCGGAAATGATCGAGCGCATGGCGACGGCGGCCTCGATGGGCGGCCAGAACGGGCTCGCGCAGGGCACTCCCTCGGCCAATGAGCAGCAGCCCGGCCCTTCGGGTGATGAGCAGGCCCAATGACCGAGATTCCCGCCGGGATCACCTCTCTACCTCGGTCGGGGGCCGAGGTAGAGGTCGACAACGACATCGACCCGGCTGTGCTCCTGGCGCTGGCGGTGGGCTACCAAGCCTCGCAGGAGGTCGCCTCGCGTGTGGCCGAGCAGACCGCGATCGACCTGTGGCGAGCGATGCGGCCGGTCACCGATGCCGACAAGACCGAATGGGTCACGGCCTGGGATTCGCTGCTCGGCGCTCAGCAGGAGCGGCAGGCGGCGATCACGGCCGGCTACGCCCGCAGCACGTTCTCGGCGTTCGGGGTCACCTTCGATGACGACCTGACCATCGACGTCGACAACGAACTATGGGACGACCTCGATCGCTGGGCATCATCCCCGGCCAACACGATCTCCCCGACACTCACGGCCGAGGCCGAGGCTGCCCTTGCTCGGGTCAAGGCCGGCCAGGCGCTCCTTAGTGACGCGATGCTGGCCGATCGCATCCTCAACCTCGAGGCCCCGGTCATCAAGGTCAGGGCCGGGCTCGCTGAGGGCAAGGTGCTGAGCGAGGCCGTCGAGAGCGTGACGCCCTACGTCGCCTCGGTGACTTACAACGCCGGGCGAGCTGCCGAGCGCATCATGGCGACCTCGACGAGCTGGCCGAAGTTCAAGAACGGGTCGGCGATGCTCTACCGGCGGGTGCCGGCGGCCGGTGCGTGCGGCTGGTGCATCTTGGTCTCCACGCGCGTCTACTCGCTCGAGTCGTTCAAGCGTGGCGCTCGCTGGCACCGAGGCTGTCGGTGCTCCTGGCGGCCGCTCACCGAGGCCGAGGCCCGCGCCTACGCGCGGGCGTTCCGCGACTCCAAGGACTACTTCAAGGCGGCCGAGTCGATCGGTGCTTGGGAGGGGCCAGCCCCGACGAACTACGAGAAGTTCATCGCTGCGAACCGGGCGACGGATGAGGCTCTTGGCCTCTGAGATCGACGTCGATATGTCCGAAATGCCAACTGCGGCCCAACTGCGGCCAACTATCGCTTTCAGTAGCGCGGCCCCCTTGGAGTGCGGCCGCACTTGAGCATACTGGCCGTGTCAAGTTCTGTCAACACTAATCGGGCCGCAGTTAGGCGACCCTAACTAAGCACCTCTGGCGCGAGCTAGAGCAACTCCGCATTCGACCGAATGTGGAAACGGGAGACAGGAAGAAGGATTCGTATGTCCGAGCAGACCCCCACCCCCGAAGCGCCGCCCAGCAACCCGTTCGCCCCGGCCGTCGAAGGCGCCGACGGAAACCCCACCCCGCCGAACAACCCGTTCGCCCCACAGCCGGAGACTCCGATCGAAACGCCCCCGGCGGTCGAGTTGTCCGACGAGCAGCGCGCGGTTCTGGCCGAGCACGGCATCACCCCCAGCGAGGACGGCACGATCAATGTCGCCGACCACGTCAAGCTGCTTTCGTCGCTGTCCTCGCTGCGCCAGCAGGTCCGCAAGACGCCCAAGGCACCGACACCGGCAGCCGACCCCGAGGGTGAGCAGACCCCGCCGGTCGACCCCGAGGCGATCCGGGCCGAGACCCGCGCCGAAGTCGAGGCCGAGATGCGGGTCGAGCTGACCAAGTCGCAGGTCGTCGCGGCCGCGGCTGCCGCCGGGTTCGCCGACCCCAAGGACGCGGTCAACCTCGTGGGCGACCTCGCCGACCTGACCGACGTGTCGGCGGTCGAGGCTGCCGTGAAGAAGCTGGCCGAGGAGAAGAACTACCTGCTCCGCAAGACGGTCCCCTCGATGGAACAGGGTCCGCAGAGCTCAGGCACCCCGGCCACGGGCGGCGACTGGATTCGCCAGGTCGTGAAGTCGGCATGAGCACCGCACCCCTG